ATCAACAATCGTCGAAGAGTACACGATGGATGGGACTAAGCAGTTGGCAAATCCACAAGCAACCAGTGGAGAAGCAGGTGGCAAGTCAGTTGCCTGTATCGAAGCAATTGGATCAGGAAAAGGAACTGGAAGGATGGTCGGTGCAAGCGTTGGTGCTGCTGTTGCTCCTAGTCTCACCTCTGTTCCTTTTGTTGGTTGGGTACTTGCTGGTGCTGCTACGATGATGGGAATGGATGCAGGTTCTGAAGTAGGTGGTACAATGGTTGAAAGTATCAGTCCAGATTGTGAGGAAGAAGTATGAGTAGTTTTCATCATTTAGTTCAAAAACTTGCCACTAATATTCGTGTTACATATAGTGCATTACCAGGAATAAAACCCCTTAAAGTGCATCAAGATCTAGCTACTATTAGTGGTAACCTTGAAGAAGAGAAGTTGTTAATCCATAATGAATTATATAAGTGTCCTGGTCTGCGTAAGATTCATTTAGAAACTGCAAAATTAGGATCTTTAGATGTTCTTCACTCAGTATTTTTTCCAGATCCTAACTATGACCTACCCATCTTTGGTGCTGATATTGTCGCTACTCCTAGAGGAGTTGGGGCTGCTATCGTTGATCTCTCACCTGTTAATGGACTGTCTAAGCATATCACAGACCAATTAGTAGAGAAGAGTAATAAGTATCGTTTTAAAGAGAGAAGAGCATTACCTCTTTGGGGTGATGAAATATTCTCACCTTATTGTAAATTTGTCCGTCTTCATAATACAACGGAAGAAAATGATTTTGTCTCTATAGTACAAGATTATCTTGATATTTTTACTCATGCAGTAATGGAGGCAAAACCTGACAGGGAAGATTGGATTAGTGTAATGAAAAGATTTGATGATCAGATTTGGTACTGTAAGCAACAGAAGAAGAATGATAAAACTCGTGGTATTCTTGCAAAGTGTTTTAATGATGAGTGGGCAGATAAGTATCTAAATGACTTACTATTTGATGAACCACCAAAACCAGAGTAATGTTAATTACATTTGGTGATGGTTGGACTCTTGGTGATGGTTCCTTTTATAAAACAGGGATGCCTCAACTTGTTTATAATAAGTTAAAAGAATCTACAGAGTATAAAGATTCTTGGAGGAATATTGTTGCAGATAGTCTTAAAGTTAAAAATATAAATTTTGCTAGTACCAATAGTAGTAATCAAAAACAGTTCTCTTTAGCAAAGAATTTTTTTATATCTAAGAAGTTTCGTGATTTATATTCTAAAGATATGATAGTTGTATGGGGTATTAGTACTCTACATAGAGATTTTAAATGGTGTAGTGATAGTAAAAAATATGAAGATATTGTTTTTACAGATCAATATAAAGAAGAAAGTAATAAAGATAGAATAGGTTACGGATTAAAAAAATGGTGTTATAATGATAGTATTGCTATTAAAGAACTTGAAATAGAAATTCTTCATTGGAATCAATATTTTAAGGCACTTGGTATTAAAAATTATTGGTTTGATACCTTTAACTCTAAAAATTATAATATTAAACCATCTAATTTTTTTGATATAACTAGTAGAAATAGAGATCTATTGTCTTTATTATGCATTCAACAGGCAGTTAATAATTCAGATTCTTATGGGGTGTGGTCAGATGATAGATTTGAATATGGTGTTAGGAATAAATTTTTAACTCCATATCAGTATTATCCTAAAAAGGAATCTCATAAAAAAATTTCTGAATATATTATAGGTAAAATAACATGAAAATACCTAAGAAAACTTTACTTATTACCCTTGGATGTAGTTGGACTTTCGGTGAAGGTGCAGGATATGAACCTGGCATGAAGAAAAAACAATATGAAAAGATTAGATATAGTCCTGAATTAGCATGGGAATATGGATGGAGAAGATATGTTGTTGAACATTTTGATATAGATCATTGGAATCTTGGTGAGAGTGGTTCTAGTAATCCAAAACAATTCCATTATGCTCAAAATTATTTTCTTAGTAAGAAGTTTTTTGATGCGTATAAAGAACATGAAAATATTATAGTTCTTTGGGGTCTTACTACATTACGTAGAACATTTATGTATTTTAAAGAATCAAAGATGTATGAGAACATGTACATAAATGATGAGCAATTTTGGAGTAAATGGAATACTAGTAGGGACAAAGTAACTAGAGCAATTTACAAATACTGTTATGATGATGATGTTGCTCTTAGAGAATTACAATCAAATATACTTCACTGGAATCAGCACTTTAAGTTATATCCAAAGATAAAACATTTTTGGTTTGATATTTTTGGTTCTAAAGAATATACAATAAAACCAAAGAATTTTATTGATATTGATAAACCAAAAAGAGATTTATTATATTTGATCTGTAAAGATCATGAAGATAAAGAAGATGAGAAGTGGAAATTAGTGGGAAGTAAAAGAAGGGATGGGTATATGATAGATAAATACAGTACATGCTTTGGTTATGCTGAAGAGAAGGGATTGATAAATCCTCATAGCTTTCATCCTCTAAAAGATGGATATAAGTTTATTGGTGATCACTTTATTAAATTTTTAACACCTCATATAGAAAATGGACTCTAGGAATCTATATACAAATCAACTTAAGAATAGGAACTTCCTATCCTCCATTGGTTTTAAATTTACATTAAGTAGAGCAAAACAAGTATCGTTCTTCTCTAACTCTGTGAATATACCTGGAGTAACTCTTGGTGTAGCAGAACAACCAACATTCCTTAAGAATATAGATCTTCCTGGTGATAAGATGTACTTTGAAGATTTTGTTCTGAGGTTTATTGTTGATGAGAATCTAGAAAACTATATGCAGATCCAGAATTGGATGCGAGGTTTAGGATTCCCAGAGTCTGTTAAGGAGGTACAAAAACTCCAGCAGACAAATAAACAACAAGAACCACAATCCAAATCAATGGATATCTATTCTGATGGAACTGTACAAGCATTGAATAGTAATCAAAGGGTACAATTTCAAGTTATCTTTAATGATATGTTCCCCGTTCAATTGACAGAACTTCAATTTGATGCTACTAATCCAGATGTAGAATACTTTACAGCAGAGGCAGTATTCAAGTATGCTATTTACAATATAACTGACGCAACAGGTAATCGTTTATGATTTTTTGGATTGGATTCTTTGTTATGTTCTTCAATGAAGGCTTCGTTATGATGAGGCACGTATCACCGTGGTTCGCAAAGAAAAGAGATGGATTTATTAAAAGGTATGGTGATAATATCTGGTATAGATTTCATGGTACTTTAGATTATGTTTGGATGATACTTGTAGGTCTTGGATTAATATTCAACCCCAATAGATTGTTTCACATAGCAGTGTTAGCAACCTTTTGGGGTCTTTCTTTTGTTATATTCTACTTACCAAGATGGATAAGGAGGTGGATGCGGAATGGTACTTGATCTTGAGATGATTCAGAAAATGTGGGAGGAAGACTCCAAAATTGACCTTGACAACCTTCATACAGAGTCTATAAATATTCCTAAGTTACATGCTAAGTATTTTGAGATATACAATAACATAGTACTTCTCAAGAAAAAAGCAGAACAACAAAGAAAAAACATTCGCCACGAGAGGTATGAATACTTCTCTGGGAAGGCAGATCCAGAAATTTATGCAGAGAAACCTTTTCCTAAAAAGATTAGAGACAAGGATACGATGCAAAAATATTTGGACTCTGATGAAAGTTTATCTTCAGTTAGTTTAAAGATAGATTATTACGATACTATTTTGAACTATATCGAGAGTATACTTAAGGTTATTCAAAATAGAACTTACCAGATTAAGAATGCTGTCGAATTTATGAAATTCCAAGCAGGTTATGGCTGATGTAGTTGTTCAGAAGTTAAATGAAGTTCATCTCACTTTAAAATGCGAACCTCATATTGACTATGAACTAAGAGATTATTTTACTTTTGAAGTTCCAAACGCCAAATTTATGCCACAGTATCGTGGTAGGAATTGGAATGGAGAAATTCATCTATATGATTTAAGATCTAAAAGACTTTATGTTGGTCTGTTAGATAAACTTATTTCATTTTGTGAGAGGAGAGAATATACTTGTCAATTTGTAGATAACAAATATTATGGACTACCTTTTGAGGTCAATGAGATGATCTCAGAAGAAGGTTTAAAAGATTATTATAAGTCTATTACTAAGATAAAACCTAGAGATTATCAGATTCGGGGAGTATGCGATTCTCTAAAACATAATAGAAGATTATTGATATCACCCACTGCCTCTGGCAAATCGCTGATGATTTACGGTGTTGTAAGGTATTATGTGAGTACAAAACAAAAAATTCTTTTAGTTGTTCCAACGACATCTCTCGTAGAGCAGTTGTATAAAGATTTCCAAGATTATGGTTGGGATGCTGAGTCATATTGTCACCGTATATATTCTGGAAAAGAAAGAACCAATGAATACCCTGTTACTATAACCACATGGCAATCCATCTATAAGTTAGATAGATCATTTTTTACTGACTATGATGTAATTATAGGAGATGAGGCACACCTATTTAAGAGTAAGTCACTTATATCTATAATGACAAAGCTCGAGCATGCTAAGTATAGGTTTGGGTTTACTGGCACATTAGATGGCACACAGACCCATAAGTGGGTCTTAGAAGGATTATTTGGTCCAGCATATAAGGTAACTAAAACTGATGACTTAATGCAAAAAGGACATCTAGCAAAATTAGATATCACTTGTATTGTATTAAAGCATCCACCTAAAAAGTTTGAAGTATTTGAAGATGAAGTTCAGTATATTATAGGTCATGATCAAAGAAATAACTTTATTAAAAATTTAGTATTAGATCTAAAAGGTAATACTTTAGTTCTATTCCAGAGAGTAGAATCTCATGGATTACCTCTCTATGAATTGATTAATGATAATACAGTTCCAGGTAGAAAAGTCTTCTTTGTTCATGGTGGAGTAGGTACAGAAGAGCGGGAAACCGTAAGAGAGATAGTAGAACGGGAATCAAATGCCATCATTGTGGCATCTTATGGTGTGTTCTCAACAGGTATAAATATTAGAAACCTTCATAATGTTGTATTTGCCTCACCGAGTAAGTCTAGAATTCGTAATTTACAAAGTATTGGTAGAGTTTTAAGGAGAGGTAAGGATAAAACCAAAGCAATGTTATATGATATTTCTGATGATTGTACTCATAACTCTCAGAAAAATTACACATTAAATCACCTCATCGAACGAATCAAAATCTACAACGAAGAGAAATTTAACTATGAGATTGTAAATGTAAATTTAAAGTAGGATCATATGGAAGACGACTTTTACGCAACAATTAAACTTAAAAGTGGTGAAGAGATTTACACCAAAGTTTCTCCATGTTTTGAAGAGAATAAGACAGTTCTACTTGTAACAAATCCTATTACATTACAGCAGATTAATGGACCAAGAGGTATGACTGGTTATAAATTAGAACCCTGGTTAAAGACTACTAAGGATGATATGTTTGTTATTGATATGGATAATGTATTAACTATGAGTGAGTCTAAGGATATAGAAATGATTATGATGTATCAAGCGTGGGTGCGGGAATCTGCTGAAGAATTAAAAGATCCCACAGGTATCAGAAAAAAGATTAATAGAAAAATGGGTTATATTGCTAATGTTAATGACACCAAGGAGATATTAGAAAAGCTCTTTGAAGATTCCCCTTGAACCTCTACAAAGGTTATTGTACATGCGTATGAATACCTTGTCAAGTTGTTCAAACAAAACAGAGGTGCTATAATTACTTTAACACAAAGGAAAGTCGTATGGCTGGTGTAACCAAAAGAAAAAGATCAGTACATTATGTAAACAATAAAGAATTTCTTGCTGCTTTAATCGCATACAAGAAAGATGTTGCTGAAGCAGAAGAACTAGGTAAAGATAAACCTAGGATTACTAATTATCTTGGAGAGTGTTTTTTAAAAATTGCCACTCACCTATCATTTAAACCAAATTTTGTTAATTACATCTTTAAGGATGATATGATCTCTGATGGAATCGAAAATTGCGTTCAGTACATACATAATTTTAATCCTG